GTACAGTCAACGTGTTTTACCACCATACCGTGGGTTTTTGTGCTGTCTGGATCCCAATGTATTTCAAGCCTGCAACTTGATGCTTGGAGGAGGCCTCCCGTCGAACACTGAGTGCACGGGGGTTTGGCCAAGTTGGTGTCGCAGTTTGCCATATGGGAATGGCATGCTGCGACTCAACTACCTGACCAATGTCCGTCTTTAATTAATCTATCCCTACATCCGAACAAATCATACTACCTTAATCTACCGTAGCTCTATAATCTATCCGGTAATTTATTACCAATCCGACCAAAAGCCGTATTAGGCACCAAGATGAGTACAACTATTGAATTGGATTCGGACCCTTTGAAAAGGTCTGCCCCGTCGGCTCCTAAGGGGCAAGCGGGGGGCGGTGTTCAAAACCACCACTACCGGAATACTCAAGCTAGCAGAAGAAAAACTGCGCAGATAAAATCGAGCGACTGGGGGAGACAACCCCCTACCAAAAACACCCGGCGCCAATTAGACTTCATAACTGATACATTACTCAAGGCTGAAAAGAGGGCATTGCAAGACAGCACAAAGAGCATCGATAACAAAGGTGTTCCTGTGCTGGTGCTAGCAGCCCATGATAAGCTGAGACGTCTCGAAGAGCTTAAGGAGGATAATGTTGTCCATTTTGATGGAAACAAGAATCTTACTAAGGAAGGGATGGATGTTGTGTTAGTGAGTCTACTGTTCTTGGATCCCAGCTATGACCTGACCACACCGTCGTGGATCGTCGTAGCTCAGGTAGAATCTATTGTTAATTCGGAGAAGGAGTTGTTTGAGGGGCGGTGGGACTGGAGTTCACCTATCCTCAAGTTAATCTGGACGGTTCAGCGTCTATGGTTAAATCGTATAGTGTATGAGCAGTACAATGGAGTTGGTTCTTTTAGAAGATTCAAACCGAAGAAGGAGAACCAACAGGCTCATAAGGACTTCGTGGACAGAAACATCTACGCTAGTCTAGAAGAAGTGGAAGATGATGTGGCTGAAGCTACCAAACTTGATCAAGGCATTGCAGATCTGTCAAAGTCAAGTGTGGATGACAAAGTCCCAACATCTAAAATACCGCACCCCAGTACAGTTCCTAGGAGCACGCAGCCACACAGCGGGCTTTTGCAGGAACTGGTGGAGGCGTCTTGTAGGAACATAGCTTTGCGTGGAGCAACTATGAGTTCATCTAGACCATCATCTCAGGTGACCACCTGCGGTAATTCACAATCCATTGACCATGAATCCGATTCTGTAAAATTTCACTTTAGCATGGGTGCTTTAGGTGATACAGTCTCGTCGAGTCCTGAGGACTCAAGCAGTCATGACAGTACCGATGTCAGCAAACTGTTGAGACAATTGTCTGGCACAGGCGATGTGACAACAAGTATGTCTCAAAAAATGACTGGCAGCAGACAGGCTAAGAGCTCTGCTGCGAAAACCAGCTCAAATTCCACTAGTTCTGCAAAAGCAGACGGATCGTACGGATCTAGCCCAGCTAGCGGACAACAACAACCCTGTGGACAGGGGATGGATAATGGGGAACAAGCTGCTGCGACAGCCTCCAAAGACATTACCATTGATGCAAAGTCAGGACCTGTTTATGCGCTTAATCAAGACTTGCAAACTGTTGTTGTAGAAAAATGGGATAAGGCTAAAAAATGCATTATCACTAATGAAACCTTATGGACCTTCCTAACCAATAAGCGTCCTGACTTTTTGTCAGAACACCCCACAGGTTACACATTTATTGAAGAGCTGGAGGAGGAAATTGAGGTGCCTTCTGTATTTTTGACAGAAGCTAATGCATACTGGAGTCAGCGAACTCATTCGCCTGACAATTTACTAACTTTCCGACTATGGGTTGTGAATTATTTGAAGTTGATACGTGAACCACCAGGACCACGCATGGTGGCACTTCAAAATTATGGAGCAAATGTGGCTTTTAACTCCTACAAACACACCCATCGACTGACTGTAGAAGAAGAGAACAACAGGTCAGTCAAAACACACATAGCAGCAGGACTTGGGAGACTGAATCTGTTAGTGAAATTGTGGTCTTACATCCGCATTATCACTCGTGTTAGGAAGCTTCCTGAGGCTTCCATTAGCACAAAGACGGGTTGGTTTTCCAGGACTGCTGACTATTTTGGCAACATGGTGAAAACATCTGTGTCAGCTTGGCGGGGCATCATCAAGGGTGCAACTAGGACTGGTAGCAGTGGTTTGTGGACCGTTCTGGCCAACCCTGTAGAAACCATTGCCTCACCAATAGCTGAAGAGAAGTTCCGAACCATGCATACCACGGTCTTAATGATCTTGGTTGAGCTACTTTGGAAGCGCACTCTATCCACAGCTCCACTGCACATAGCTATGCAACTGTTCAAAGATTATGCCCCTCGGTGGTCAAAACACTTAGATGGGGAAACTAATTTGGCAGTAAGAACGCTGTTACACAGCGCACACAACATTTACAGGATACAGGGTGGTTTACCGACTGCCAGTGTTCTGGGGGTGTTGTCGCAGCTGTTGTTGCATGTTGATCAGTTTGTAGTTGTAATGTCACAGATAAAACAGGTGATAGAACAACGAGAAGCTGCAGTTGAGGGAGAAAGGTGGGGTGTGCCAACAACGCACTCATGGTCACGGTTGTGGAGGAATACCAGGGAACATGCCCAATCCTTCCTGACTGTGGTACCTGAGTGGCGCAAAGCGACATTGCCTAAAATAGTAGAGGTCATAAAGACCCAGTTGCCGATTTGTGTTTTTGCACCCTTGACGGAGGAGATTAGCAGAACCACATCTTCGACAGCCTTGTTGTGCTTGTTCGAGACGTACCGTAACAACTCATTGATAACACTGCCGTTACACATAGGCAATGAATTGATAAGGTTGGATGGTGCGTTGGGCAGGTTCAACTTGGTATTGCGTATTGCAATCCATATGGGGTGGAATTTGCATGCAATGCTGGGCTACGTTGTGGCCATGGAGGGACAACAATTTTCAGCATCCAGCATTATAGGCTGGATCCCTGCTATTTTAGCGGCAGGGTCTCTTTTGCTGAAGTGGTGGTACAGGCCGCGCATCCTGAAAACCCCCACAGAGTTGTCTTTCCCCTTAACCGACGCGAAACCAATGACTTACAAAGCCAGGGAAGATGGGAAGTACTTTGTAAAAGAGATGAAGTTAAAGTTAGAGCCGTTGCGGCGTGTGCAGCGTGTGTTCGGCTTCTTTTCAAAGTACTATAAACCTGTTGCTTATGCCTCTAATCTGCATAACGAGATAGAGGCCATCAAAGCCAGAGTGTTAAAGGAAACGCCTACTCCAAATAGGGCTGTTATAATAACATTTTGGCATTGGTTAAAACATAATTACAAGAAAATTTTCCCTCATACTTGTAAAACGCGTTGGGTCCCCATGAGCATTGAAGAGTATTTGCTGCAATCTAATGCAACACCTGCTGTGAAAGACACAGTGCGTCGTGCCAGAGCGGCATTGGCTGCCGATGGTATCGACGAATACTCCACGCTCACTCGGGACACTCTCAGGAAATACACGTCACGAAAGTCTTTCGTGAAAGTCGAGAACAATGTGTATGCTTCTCCGGCCGGTGTGAAAGATAAAGCACCGAGATTGATACAGGGTGGTCAGCCAGAGTTTATAGCTCTTACTGGTCCATCTATAGCGACACTGCAAAAGCACATCAAGAGAGATTTAAACAAGAACAATTTTTGTTGCTTCACGTCTGGTGTGTCGACACGGGACGTTGCATTGATAGCTACCAAGTTTTCTTCATGGTTGGAGAATGACGTGGGGGCTTGGGATGCATCCATGTGTGAGTTGTTGCTTACTATAGAATACTGGCTTTTTAGCAAGTTGGGTATACCTCCACTTGTTCGGAAGTTGATGTTTCACAATATCAATACCAGAGGATGCACGTCTCATGGTTGTGTCTACTCTAGAAAGGGCTGCCGGAAATCTGGCGACCCGTGGACATCCTTGGGAAATTCCATTATGAACATATTGATTCATCTGTTCATATTTTGTACAAAAAACCAGGTTTCTGTGTCTCAAGCCAGAAACATGATGACGCTGGTTGTACAAGGCGATGATGCGTTGCTCAACACCGAACATAGGTTTGTGAGCCACATCGATTGGAAACAGAGTTTTCTTGACTTCGGATTTGATGCTGTAGCTCTATTCCGTAATAACGTGTATACGGTAGAATTCTGCTCTATGCGGATATACCCATCCCTACAGGGATTCGTTTTTGGACCCAAGCCTGGTAAGGTAATGGCCAAGCTTGGGATTTTTTGTGATCCACCAGCCAAGTGCAACTCCAAGGTCCTTTTAAGAGGGTCTGCACTTAGTCTTATTAAGGGCTGCTGGCACATTCCACCATTAAGATCTTATTTGCAACGGATACTCGAATTGACTGAGGAAGTGAGTGCTCTTCCTACGCGTCGGGAGGATTGGCAAATGAGATTTGAGCCATGTGATGAGCATCCAGACGTGTGGTATGCTTTGCACGTGACACACCGATGGAGCCGAGAGCTGCAGGAGGGTTTGGACAGAGAATTGAATTCTGTCAACCTTGAATCTTGCACTGTAGGCCCTATATTCGATGTGTTGTGTGACAGAGATTCTGCTGCACCGAAGGTTTATCTGTGGTAGCACTATGGTGTACTTCGCGACTACACTAGGTTGACAAGGGATGCACAAACTGTGTCCACTGAGTGTCTCTCGGACCGTGATGGGGGGAGGCATGGGGTGATCAGGGCGACAAAACCTGTTGAAAGCAGGCGAGTAATGCTTGCATCCTCTTGTCAACATTTAGCAAAACTGACCATGAGAACACTGTAAAATTGTCGGGGCCCGTATTATCGCTGCTCCCGTTCGTGTCAAGACACCCTCCTCATGAATCAAAATAGGGCACACTTCTAAAATGCCAGCTAAAATTCAACAACAACAAAAGAAACGCGCCAAAAAGGCGATCAAAACCGCTGTTAAACAGGTCATACAGCGTGCTGCCAGCTCTTCGGGGGCAGCTAGACCTAGACAAAGAAGAGTCAGGGGAAGGGGCGGGTATCTGGAGGATATCGGCAACTTCTTCACATCATCGAGAGGTGGTGGGCCCTCTTTGGCTAACAATCTGCTCTCACAGGCGGGTGGGGCCATTGCGACAGCTTTGGAGTTGCCACCGTCCGTGGGATCTTCGGCCGGCAGTTGGCTGTCCAGGGCGTTGGGGCTCGGGGCATACAATGTCAGCAAAAATTCATTGATGGCAGGTGGAGGCGGACCAGCCGACGGTATGGCAGTAGAGACAGCTCCTGCAGTGAACCGTCCACCAGCTTTTGGTACTGAGGCCAAGGGCAGTGATCTAATAATTTCTCATTCTGAATTTGTGATGGATGTGACTTCAAGCGTTGCGTTTTCAACTACGCAATTCCTTAACAACCCTGGTAATCCTGCTCTAATGCCATGGTTTGCACAACTATCACAATATTATGAAGAGTTTGAATTCCTCGGTCTGATTTATTGCTATCGTCCCACATCCGCCACCGCAGTAGGTACAACAAATGCGGCGATGGGTGTGGTTATCATGGCAACTGAGTATGATGCATATGATGCGGGTTACACAACAAAGAGGCAGATGGAGGCAGCAGAGTTCAGCAGTTCAGCTGTACCCTACCAGGCTTTCATGCATCCTTGTGAGTGTGATCCTAAGAAAATGGTGTTGCGAGCTAACTACGTAGCACCAGGTGTGTCTAATTTGTCTCAGTTACCAGGCGACACCAGGTTTTATATTCCTAGTGTCACGACGATTGCTACTGTGGGTCAACAGACTGCAGGTCAGACCATTGGTGAGTTGTGGGTAACTTACCATGTGAGACTGTCCAAGCCAATTCTGGAGGTGACAAATAACCTTCTACAGTCTCAGAGAACTTCGATCTCCTTGGCCCCCTCCAATGCGTCAAACACATTGTTGAGGAATGTGGCCACAGGTTCCACCCCCATGTTGATAACAATCTCAGGGGTAGGTGCTGCAGCCAGATTGCAGGTAGCTGCTAATGGCGTTTCTGGAACCTTCTTTTTCAACGTAAATCACACGGCAGTGGGAGCCACTGCAGCTTCCTGGTCAGCGCCTTCAAACACGGCGCCTGTCATAGTTGCGGGATCCCCAACATACCCACTGCTAGGGACCAATGGCTCATCAATAAACTCCATCATTTTAGCAGCAGGTGGAGCAGGAAACAATAATTTCCTGGCCAATGGTACTAGTGCGGCAGCTTGTGCAAACTATGCCGTCACTTTCACAACAACGGCCGACATCATAACTCTCCCAATCCTTTTAGCCACCACATACACAACGATTTTGGACGTGTATGTGTTGCCATGGCAATCAGGGTTTTCTGGTCACAAGAAACTCAAGTACCAGGTTGAACAGTTCCGACAGCAGATAACCCGTGCTGTTGAAGAGATCGCAGAAACCGATCGTAGTTCAAAGGATGAGGTTGTCGATGATGACTTTGCCACCCCGGTAGGCACTCCCGTCTCTATCTCGCAGGATTTTGCGGCGGTTGATGCTCCGAGGTACAAGGTCATGTGCTCAACTTCCTCCCGTCGTTAAGCGGGGGGGCCCTGGCTCTTTCCAGTTCTGCCGAGGGTTTTCTAAGATTGTAAACGGTAACAGGGGCGCGTTATATAAATTCCTGTTGAGGACAATACTCAC